GTTGAATCCATTGGAGAAGCAATGGTGGTATTTTGAATTGTTGGTAGTTTTAACCTTTGAAGGTAAATTCCATAAGCCCATACTCCTTGTTGATTTATTGCTAAACCTTCATTTGTAGAATCAGAAGCAATTAAAACATTATTTATATAAACTTGCGGTCTATTTGTATTTTCACTTTGAAATGGATTTGTAGGTGTTCCATTAATAAATCCAATCCAAATAGCAGTACCATTGTTTTGTCCTGTGTTTCCATTTGCATTTATTGTGGAAACAAATTGCATATCTTGTATTTCAACACGGCTTTTTAAATGTTGAACTTGAATATAAAAAATACCATCTGTATTGCTTGCGCCAGCAATAAGTTTAGTTGATTGTGGACCAGCACCTTTAAGAATTAACCCATTATATAAATATTGAGTTCCAGTTGAATCTGGCAAAGTTACATTAATTTGTGAATTACAAAGGTATTGACCCGGAGGAAAATAAATTTCTTGAGCAATATTTGGTGTTGAGTTAATTGCAGAATTAATAGCATTAGTAATGGCGGTAGAACTATCTGTTAATCCCGTAGGATCAGCACCAAAGTCTAATACGGAAATTTGTTCTTGAAGTTTTGTTTCAACAGTTGTGTTTACTGCTCCGGTACCGCCCTCATTATAAATAACTTTAGTTGCAGCAATACCATTAGTTAAATTTAATGAGTCTGCTGAAAGTGTTGTAAACGCACCAGCATTAGGAGTTGTATTGCCAATGGTCGGAGGAGCTGCAAAATAATTAGAGAATCCTGTTCCGTTGACGGTTGAAGAAGCAGATAGAGTTGTGAATGCGCCAGCATTAGGAGTCGTATTACCAATAGTCGGAGGAGCTGCAAAATAGCTAGAAAATCCTGCACCACTGACAGTTGAAGAAGCAGAAAGTGTTGTGAAATTACCAGTACCAGCCGTAGTTGCACCAATACTAGAAAAGTTTGCTGCAGATCCTTGGAGAACAGATTTGCTTGCAGGAAAGTCACACCAAACATATTGAGTGCCAGTATTAAAGTTAATTGTACCCCCGCCATTAGAGGATGAATAAACCGTAGTACGGGTTAATTGAGTTCCTGTGGAGTCTAATGCCCCAAGACCTACCTCCCAATTCGTACCCAGTTGATCTGCAATAACATAGAAAGTCGTGTTATTTGCGCCAATACCTGTAGAAAAAGATTGGTAGCCACTAACTGCACCCAGTAGCGTAGCTGTACCTGTACCCGGTGAATTTGTCGTTTCTTGAACCCTGTCTGCTACAGTAAACATTTATTGCTCCAATCTTTCTTTATTAAACTGCAGCGATTTCGGTTTCTTTGAAATAACGTTGTTGGTCATTACCGTCAGCATCTTTATAAGAAACTAACACAACGATTTCACCAGTGTTCTCATCAAAGGAAAACTTTTCAACAGTTCCAACGATAGGAGCTGTAATAACTTGAGATACTTCTTGACCTTGAGTAAATGTAGGCATGATTTATTCCTTAATTATAATGACAAACTGTATGATACTTGGACTACGTTACCGCTATTAACAGGTTGATTACCACCAGTAAATGCGCCAGCAGATAGCAAAGTACCTGCAGTACTCATCAAAGTAGTAACTGCGCCAGTACCGTAAGTGATAAATGCGCCAACTAGAGTACCTGCGCCAGTCATTGTGAAGCTTGTTGGAGTGCTTGTGGAAATTGCGCCAGCAGAAGCAGTACCAAAAGCAGGGGCAACACGAGCAGCAAAAGTAGGAGCGTTAGTAGATCCAGCTTCAGTCCAGCCAGCATGAGAAGCCATTGTGTCGGCTGCTGCAACTGCTGTATATGAAACGCTAGAGATCAAGCCCATATAAGGACCTGTTACGGTGTAAGCTGATCCAGTCAAAGCTGTCTGCAGCATCAGGTTTTTACCAAGGGTACAAACTACGTTATCGATTTTGTCTTTCCAAAGAAGGGGTCCGCCTTCATATTCAAAGCACTTGAAAGTGTAAACACCTTCAGCTTGGGCAGACTCGCTCATACCAGCAATAGAGGCAATGCTCATATTGGCTGACTCTACTGGATTTAATTGATCTTTCATTTTCGTTCCTTATTCGTCTAAATCAAAGTTGATGATTGGTTTATAAATACACCTGCAATTAGGTAAATCTCCCGGTAATCCTCGTACTTCGTTTCCATACATTTCACCTATTACGGGAGGATCGTCGAACGAATACTCATTACCAGACATTTTGATATGGTCCAAACGTGGAGCTTTACCGCCTCCTGAATGAATCCACACAAACTTTTTAACTCCTAAGGTTTGTAACCTTGCAGTGTTAATGGACTGATAAGCTTTTCTTGTTTGATCTGCTGCTGTTAAGCGTGCGCGTTTAATATCGCCATTATATTTCTTAGTAAGGTATGGGACTAAGTCTTTCATACCATTACCAGTAGTAATGCTTCGCATAACTTGTCCTTGTACATCGCCAAGAAATCGTTCTGGTATGCGTTTAATCAGCATTACTGCTTCTTGTGTACTTGCTTTAATGACTTCGTTTAAACGCTCATTAATTAATGTAGTGTCTATCTCAAAGTCTTTACTAACTTCTTTAAGGGATAAAGCTAAAGTCACTGAAGAGTTCTTAAGCGTACGTGCGATCATGCGATCCACTATACTTTTAGCAGTATCATCAAACCGCTTGGACCATTTACGCAAAAGCCAATTCAAAATAATTCTTGCTTGACTTGTTGTAGAAGCATCCATAGCAGAAGTAAAGCTTGTATCTTCAAATACTTTAGTAAGCTCCCGTAATGCGTCGCGATACATCAAACCGATCAACTTAGTAATAGGTTTAGCAAAGTCTGCGGATATTCCTGCATTCGGTCTTAATGCTTTGCCTATTGCTCCGTCTTTAGAGATAGGTTTGCGGATTGGCATGTTTACTTCTTATTTGGTTCTTTTTTTTCTGATTCTGTTTTAGGTAGGTAATGTTCTTCTTTATCTTGAGCAACTGCAAGCTTTTTACCGATTGAGCCACCGCCTACTTCGGGATCATCAAATTTTTGGTCTTGAGTATCAAGTAAGTCTTCATCAGCAAGTTCTTCGCCTTCATCAGGCATATCTTCATCAGCTAAGCCCATTTCATTGTAGCCAGACTGTTTATCAGTGGCAATACGTTGGCGCTCATCCTCACTGGATAATGCACCTGAAGTGATTAACACTTGACCAGTTTGAGCTTTGCTCAAGTTGGTTGCAGCCAATTCCTCTGCAGTAGGTGTATCGAGTGGCAACCAGTTAAGAGTTGTTTCAACGTCCATTTTTATTTTGAGTTGTGGCTCAACATAAGCTTTCATAACCAACATGTGATGGCGTTCGGCTAATGGAGTTAAGTCGTTGCTTTGCAGAGACTCAAGCATTTCGTGATAGCTGGCTTCCTCGTATTCTCCAGTAGCGTTGAAACCTTTAGGGGAAGTACCAAGGAGCTTGGTAGCTGGAACTCCCGCAATAGCGGCTACCAACTGGTATTGAGTCATAATTAAAGCATCAAAGTCTGCTAACGAAGTATCGAATTGATTAAATTCATCGCCTTCTTTGTCGCCAATCTTGATGCCATAGTTATCTCTAAACTGTGACCAAGTTTGCAAACGACCAATAGCGTCATTGGTATTAGCCATGACTGCTTCCATGTCAGTAAGCCATACGGTTGTCCGTTTAGACATAGCCAACTGAGGCGCTTCATTAGAGGTGCGCTCCGCGGCGTATACACGCTCCATGATTTGTTGGGTTAGTGGTACACCACCATATAGGTATTGAGGCTTAAGTACGTCTACAGGCTCAGCATGACGGAAAATGATTAGATGAGAGCGGTGAATCTTCTTACCGTTAATGATCCACCAGGTCGGCTCGTAAAAGTGCAATGTGTCAGGCTGGCTTGCGCTTGCCCCGTCAAGCATAGGAGCAGTCCAATAGGGATCAACTTGCACAATGCCTTTGTATGAACCAGGAGTGACGCCGTCAATGTTAAAAGGTTTTTCATAATAGTCTGGATCAGTTGACATAACCTTGAACATGGCAATCCGAATACCAAAAATTCTGCCTTTGCGGATAAACTCACGCATGTTCCATTGTAGGCGTAATGACTTATCATAAGACTTTAGAATTTTTACTGCTTCAGGATCAAGCTCATCACCATCAGTAGTGACAATGTTGTATCCTTTACGAATAGCATCGTCAGCAGGCATTGCACAAGCTTTGTTAACTAGCCAATTTTGAGCAATGATGCCGCATAATTGTGCCCCAATAAATCCTTGAGTAGCGTACCAACCAACAACTGCGTCTGAAACAGTATTGATTCCATTGGCGTACATTTTAAAGTTAGCTACGCCATTGCTTGAATCGTCCATAGCGTAATCGCCATGGAATGCTGGTTGCTTCCTTTGCAATGCGTGGAGTTGATCTGCTACGTCATTGCGGATCCGATCAGGATCGAGCATATCAAATTCATGAGTGCTGAACAAGCTTTTACGCTTCTTTGGCACTTGTGGTTCTTGTTGAACCTCTTCCTTTTTACCAAATAGCCAGTTAAACATAAATTCCTATCCAAAAAACGAGCGTTTGCGCATTTCGCCCGGTAAGTTCGCCATGATGAAAGCATCTGCCAAGTTGGGAGAAGCTACGTCTCGTTTACTTAAGTCTTTTTTACTTTCTACCTTAACTCTACCTGCATTATCATAATCCTGTTTAGGCGAAGTGAGTTCGTCTATCAGTTGATTTAAATAAGGCATGTTGCCATCGATGAAGATCATATCATCATCATTAAAGGAATGGCCATTCCGAACTGCATTAAAAGTATTCCTGAATCGATCAGCAATAAGCCACCAAGCCTGGGCTTTAATGTTTGAAAAATAGTCTTTGTTCTTTATTCCCGACTTCTGATAGGAAGAATCAGGCTTAGTAACAGATCCACCAGCAAAGAATTTTTGATGGGGTATAGACATTTTATGTTCAAAGTTAAGCTCATTGAACTTAGCNCCTGAAGTAGCTCCTACACCAATCGCGTCATAAATAATATGCGCTTCTGATTCTCTTGCTTTAGCCCAAACTTTAGTACAAGACTTAAGAAGTTCATCATCTTTAGCTTTCCATTGATCAGCCCAAAGGTTTAATGAACCGTAGGATTCCACCATCGCACAGTAATCTTCGCCTGCATCTGCAACGTCGAAACCAATGCGTCGTAAGCCAGTGGGGGTGATACCAAGAGCACTATGGCCATCAATAGCAGCCATAACGTGAGAGCGCTTGATAACAGATTCCTCATCGTCACTTCGAGGAACCCCCTCATAAACGTGAAGATAATTCTCGTAATCCTCTGCTTTAGCCGCCTCAATCTCGTCAAGCATTGTTTGACTGAGAAAAGGATTTTCCATGTAGTTAATCTGCCGAACGATTGTATTTGGTGGCGGATTAGTCACGAAGCGTTTGTAAACATAATCTGTAGCTAAGCGTGGGTTAAAGATGATCCAATGCTGTGATCCTTGCTTACGAATTGTTGGGTTCAGAATTTCCCATTGTTCTTAATGTATATACAGATTCTTCAATTTTGCTTTGGAATTGCCTAGTGCAAAGCACACGTATTTTGCAACTATTACTAAGGAATATTGCAAAGCCTGCTGCGTCCCAAGACTTAGAACTTGATCGTCCGCCATATAAAACGCGGTTACGAGCAGGAGTTAACCAGAAATCCTCAAGGCAAGGATTTAAAGTTGGATCAGGATTAGGAAGTTCGGCGAGCGTAGAAGTCATCAAGCGTCTTCACTTTTTCCTGTTCGGGTTCGTTAAGTCGTTGAACTTGTTCTTTATTGGTTTGTAATAACCCTAAAGGAATTTTAGAAGCTTCATTTGCCATGTTTGT